AATTGTTGTAAAAGTACTAGTTTCTCTAACTTCTGCCAATAACTCTTTGTACTCTTCTTTAACCTTGCCAAACTGAGCTGCTTCGTTTGCATAAGCTATTGATTTATAGTTCATTAGTTTATTTAAGTCTATTTCCATTGTCTCACTTCCTTATTTGGTTTTCTAATCTTTCCACCAACTTTTAATAGTTGATTTTCATACGAATTAATCAGCAATTTTATTATTTCTCTACTTTCAAAAGATGTAACATTAGTTTCTTCAATCAAATTTCCATCCTCATCATATAAAAGAAATTCGCTATATATGTCATTATTATCTGTATTTTCTCTAATAGTCTTGGCTCTATACAAACCTTTTAAAACTTGATGATATAACTTTCTAAGCTCTTTATTTGCTAAATCATTCATTATCTCACTCCTCCATCAATTCTGGGTTTTCATAAATATTCCCTAATATTTCTATATCTTCTTTATAGTAATGCATCCCTAATACTGCTAATGGCTTAGATTTAACATATTCAACAACAAAAGCTCCCCATTCATCATAATATTTAACTACTCCTATTCCGTGATTAGCTCTAAGTTTTACTATATCTCCCTCATAAATTTCTTTATTATTTTTATCTTCTAATCCTGTGTATTGCATTAAATCTATTTTATTAAAATTTTCAAAATGACCATCATGATCACCAAACCAGTAATAAAATATAGTTTGATTATCAATATCTATCTCCATAACATCTTTCATTGATTTATGCTCCTTCAACCAAGCTCTAAATTTAATCTCTCTCATCTTCTCCCTCCCAAGTTGCTATATCTTCTATATTTTTACTTTTATTTCCGCAGTCTATACACTCAACAAAATCTTCTCTAACTAACTGCATTGTATGCTGATAGTATTCTACAATTTCGATACTATCAAAATCAGCTTCCATATATCCACGAAACCAAATATTAAAATGAGTACACCCACATTTTTTACACTTCCACATCTTATCCTCCAATCTCTCCTGCTCTTACTTTTTCCCAAAACTCTTGCCATTCTTTGCTGTCTATAATTTTTTGTGCTTCTTCTTCTGTTTTGAAATAGTTACCTAAGTTATAATTGTCATTATCTTCATCAGAAAATAACTCTCCTACACTCCAAACAATCCCACTTGAACCTATATAATAATATTCTTCATTTTCTTCTGCTCTCCATCTCTTAGTTATTCCATATTTTTCATTTATTTCAAGCATTATTAATATCAAGTCTTTAACTTCATTGTTTTCAATTAAATTTGGTATCCCATCATTTTTATAATTAATATTTAGTTTTGGTTCTTCTTGTGAATTAATATCTTTAACTGAGTAATAAAACTCTGTTTCTCCTTCAGTAATTTCAAAATGATACCAATTATCATTTATATAGAATTTATCTTTTATTCCATTCTTTAATATTTTTCTATTTATTTTTTTTATATGCCAAGCACTCCATACATCATTAATTTTTACTATTTCTATATCTAAAACCTTTTCTTTTTCCATTACTTCCTCCTCACAAATCTATAAACTTCTAATTTCTCTGCATTTCTTTTTACTTGTTCAAATTCAACAGTACTCAATTCACTAGCTTTAAAACTTAATATTTTCTTTAATGCTTTTTTATAAAATACATCTATATCTTTATTCATATTAACCTCTGTATTTTCCGACTGTTTCCAAAATAGAAATAGTCGTTATTCTTTAAATGCTTGAAAGTGTCCTTTATAGACTCCTTTCAATTCTTTCACTTGTTCAGAATTTAGATAGATTCCATTCAAATGATACTTCTTAATAAAATCAATTCTTGAAATACAATTATCAGCTTCATCATGATGTTCTCTACATAGACACATCACTCTATAATTAAGCCCTGTATCACTTTTATAGCCTGAACTTCCAACTCTATCAAAGTGCTGTAATTCTCCTTCTTTACCACATATACAACAAATCTTTTTCTTTAAAGTTGCATATATAAAAGTGTCATGATAATCTTGAGAAAATAAATCTCTTATTTCCGTTCTTAGTGGTATCTCCCAATAGATAGCCATTTCAAATAACCACTTAACAAAATCATTAGCTTGTTTCTGAGTTAGAGCGTTCAATGACAAGCTAAAGCCTCCGTTTTGAATTGCTAGGCTCTGTAATGCTTTTATTACATTTTCTGTAAGTTCATCTACTGTTAGATTATCCTTATTGTAAATAGAAGAAATTAGGAACGCTTGAGCGTTTTTAACAGTATCAAAGCCTTTATAGACTTTTATAAACTCGCTTTTTAAAACTTCTTTAGTGTAAGCTAGTTCTATAAAGCTTGGTCTTGCTCCTGCCTCATTACCTTGCCAAAAGTTAGCAAAATCATCAAGTAACCAATATATTAATTTTTGTGTTGCTCTACTGTATCCTAATTTCTCCATTTAATTACTCCTTAATTTTTAACTTTTTTTTCTTTATCTATATTAAATCCATTTATTGTATTCTGTACTTTGTTATACCATTTATCCCATATCATTTGTGTTTTTTCTTCAAGTTCGATTCTTAATTTATCATCTTGTATTTTGCTACAAAGCCTATTTATTTCAACAGCAAAACCTATCATTGTTAAATTATTTTCAAGATTATAAGGTTTATTATTGACATACTCCTCAGCAATTTTAAAATATTCATCAAATATAGTTTCTTCTAACGACTTCTTAACAAAGTCTTTAAACATTTCTTTTAATTTATTTTTTATTTCAACTTTTATTTTTTCTTCTCCCATTTTTTTCTCCTCCTAGAATGGAAAAACATCTGTATCATAGATATCTCTTCCGTCATCATCTTCGTCATTATTTTTTTTACTTCCACAAAACTCAACTCTTTCAATCATCACAGATGTTTTATACTGTTTCTTTTCTTCTTTTTCAAAAACATCAATTTTCAAATTTCCTTCAATTAAAATCTCTTGTCCTTTTATAAACCTTTCAGCAATTAACTCAGCTGTTTTTCCAAATGCTGTGCAATTTATAAAATCTGTCCTTTTATTATCTTTGCTATATCTATCAACTGCTACATTAATACTTGTGTATCCTATCCCAGACTTTCCAAATAGCAAGGCAGGACTATTAGTAATCCTACCTTTTAAAAGAACTTTATTCATTTACTTCTCCTTTTAAGTTTTTTAGAATGTTAAAAAGAATTTCTTTAAATCTTTCAACACTTATGATTTTTCCTTTTTCTGTTTCCGCATTTTTATACATCATAAATGTTTCAGAAAATTCAGTACACCAACCATTACCTTTTTCTTGTAAAGTTTCTTGATACAATTCAGAACTACAAATTTCATCATAAATTTGTAGTTTTTCTTCATCTGTCAAATCTTTTAAATATTTCATTTTTTATCCTCCTATCCTATTTTTAAATTTTTATTTTCAACTAATCTAGCACCTTGAACTTCTTCTCCAGCTTTTAAAGCTTTTTTAATTTTTTCTTTTGATATTTTTTCAGTTGTAACTATTTCTTTAAATTTACTATCAACTAAGCTTTCATCATAAATTTCTGTAGATGTAGACTTAGTGAATTTAATGCTTCCTAGATTAGTGTCTATCTTTTCAATACCATTTACTAACATTGCATTTTTTATATAAGCTTTAAATTTATCTAATTTATTTTCTAAACTTTCTTTCATAGCTTTTAATCTTTTTATTTCATTTTCTATTGCTTCAATAGTTAATTCATTATTTCTGACAACCGCTATTACATTTGATGATTTATCTTTTAAATCTTTTGTAAGTTCATCAGTCCATATTACTAATTGATTTTTATTTTCAGTCATTTCTCCTGTTTCTGAATTTATACCTTGTTCTAAATACTCCATTCTTTCAATATAATCTTTTGTAACATCATAAAAATTCATAATTTTATCCTCCTATATAAGTTTATTATATATATTTTTAAGTTCTTCGTTTGTACAATCTTTTAAACTATTTCTTTTATATTTATCTAAAATATTATCTATAATGCCATCATCTTTATCTTTTAAAATTTCTGTAATCATTTTGATAGCTTTATCTTTTTTTTCTTTTTCTGATAGTTCTTTTCCGTATTTAAAAACTAAATTATTTTTACTATCTATTATTTCAAGATGTATTATATTTCTGTTTTCATATTCAATATTTTTTACATAGAATTTTGAATTTAAAACAAGTTTTCCATTATTATTTTTTGTTATATACTTACTCTCATTAATCCATATAGAAGGTGCTGAATAAAGTTCTCTACCTATACCCCAATTAAAACAAGCTCTTTTAAAACTATCTGAGGCAAGTCCTTTTTCTTTTTCTGTAAAACTTTCAGTTCCTGTATCTTCTTTTTCTACCCATATTTTTTTATCTTCATCATAGATAGAAACAATGCAATTCGCATTATCTCTACTATGTTTTCTTTGCCAATTCATAGCACCTACTACTTCATCTAACAACTCCATGTCAACCCTAGCATTTTTATATAACAATAAAGAGAATCCATTTTCCTTTACTATTTGTGGTTTAACTTCTATTTCATTTGATTTTAATGTTCTAAAATTTAAATTCATTTTCTCCTCCTAGATTAATTCCCATAATATTTTTAATATCCACTTAATTTTAAATCTGATAACATCTTTAAATGTAGCTTTAGCAAAATCATTTTTTACTAACATCTTTACCCTCCCACATTTCCATTAGTTGTATAATTGCTAGGGCTCTCTTTAATGAAAGCCCCTTTAGTTCTTCTTTGTTCCAGTATTTATCTAAAATTGTTCCTTTCAACATTTTTATTCCTCCTCTAATTCTCTTACTTCTCTAATAAAATCTTTTAACAAATCAATTTTTCCGTTTTTAACACCTCTTAAATAAGAAGTGTTATAACCAGCAATGTTATTTTCTTCTATTAATTTGTCAATGTTTTTTATTGACTCTTTCACTGTTTTATACATTTTTTCAATTAGTTTCTCTCCTATTGTTTTATCTATATAATCCATATTCTTTAGCCTCCTTGAATAGTTGAGTTAAATCTAACTCATAGTCTGTAAATAAAGCATTTAGATTTTCTAACTTCTTAACCAAATCATTTATATCTTTTAAAGTAAAAGTTCTTTCGTGCTGTTCTTCATATCTATCATTTAAACTCAATGCTATAAAATTATCAGAATAGTCTGTATTATCATAATTTAAACTTAAATTTCTATATCCATCCTGGTAATATGCTTCTAAAGAAGCTTTTAAATCTATTTTTTCTTTAAAATGTTCTTTTAATACATTAGCTAAGAATTTTCCTTTATATTCAGCTTTTATATCATAATCTTGAGTAAATATAACTAATTCCCAGTATTGAGAATTAAAGTTATAATTAATATTAAATTTTTCTTGTTCTAGTCTTTTAAATGCTTCTTTTAATTTCATATAACCCTCCAAGTTCTATTTTTACTCTCAAACCAATTTTTATTGGCTAGAATTAAATTTCTTTTCCCCTCTCTTTTAAACCAAGTTCCTAAATTGTCTATTTTTACACATTCTAATATTGCTTTTTTCTCAACTCCTGCATAATTAGCAGTAATTATTATCTTTGTTCCTTCTTTCATATTTTTCTCCTTTATTTTTTTATAAAAATTTTTACTTTTTTTATTGCATTTTCTAAAAGAACAGTAAAATTTTTACCATAATCATTAAAAATGTAATCTTGACTGAATGTAGAATATATACTTATTTTCCATTCATTGTTAGAGCTAGAAAAAGCTAATTCATATTTTATTTTTAAATTTTTATTATCTGTTATAATATTTTTTAATTCGTTTAATAATTTTTCCATTTTCTCCTCCTTTGAGGGAGCTATTAACTCCCTAATTCCAAGTTATATTTTGTGGTATTTCACTTTCTACTATTACAGGAATTATTGTTTTTTCCTGTATATAGTAGTAAGTGTATCCGTGTCTAAAATGTTGTTTACCATTTTCATAGTAGCTAACATCTAGCCCTTTTATTTGGGCTATTAAGAAGTTTCTGATGTCCTCAGATACTTCTTTATATTCAGTTCTATCGTTTATTACAACTCTTTCAATTACTACTAAACTTTCATCTAGTAGTAATTTTTTTAGTTGTGGTCTGTTTTTAGCTTCTTTCATATCCCCTCCGTTTTTTAAACGTATTTTACGTTTATTTTTTATAAAAAAATTTGTTTTTTTCTTTTATCTCTATTATCTTATATATCTATTATAACGTTAAAAACGTGAAAAGTCAAGAAAAATTTTGTTTTTTACGTGAAAAGTTTTATAATAGTTACAAATAAAGAAAAAAAAGGTGGTGTACTATGGAAAATTTATCTATAATTTTAAAAAAATTAAGAGAATCTAAAGGAGTTACACAACAAGAATTAGCAGAACTTTCAGGAATTGGTCAAGGTACTATTGGAGATATTGAAAGAGGTAAAATTAAAAAGAGTTCAATTAATACTCTTGAAAAAATAGCGAAAGCTTTAGACTTAAATGAAGAAGAAAGACAAGAATTATTCGCTGTTTTAGTTCCTAAAGATATAAGCATAAAAATATTAAAAAATCCTTTATATAAAAATTTAGATAGTAGAGGCAGAAAACAATTTTCTGAAATAATTGAACAAACATCATTAATGTTTAATGACGAAGAAATTCCAGAAGCAGACAAAGAAAAGGTTTTAATGGCTATTCAATCAGCATTTTTTATTGCAAAAGAAAAAAATAAAATAAAAAAATAAAGTTGGTGATTAAATGGATATGCAGTTAAAAGTTTTAAATTTAATTAAAAAATATGGAACTAATAACCCATTTAAACTAGCTAAAAAATTAAATATAGAAATTATCTTTGATGATTTAGGAGAGGTTAGGGGGCTATTTAAAAGAATATTAAAAAGAAAGTTTGTTTTTATAAATTCTGAATTATCTGAGTTCGATCAGATGTTAGTTTGTTCTCACGAGTTAGGACATGCAGTCTTACATGCTTCAAGTAATTATCAATTTTTGATAGATAATACTAGCATTTTAAGATTAAGTAAAATAGAGAACGAAGCCAATTTATTTGCAAGTTATTTATTGTTTCCAAATGATGATTTTATTGAGAGTTTAGATTTTATAGAAAACAAAACAAATTCTTTAATGATTAACGAAATGAAAAGACTTAGAGAAATTATTTAAAAATTGTATTATAATAATATAAAAAATGGAGGGGTATTATGAAAAAGATTTTTTTTATATTTTTAAGTTGTTTTTTAATTTTTGGTTGCCATGAGAATAATGGAGATGTAAAAAAAGAAAGTTTAGAAAAAACTAACACAAATATTGATAGTAAAAAAATTACAATAGCTGAATATAAGGAAATAAGAAAAGAAGAAAAATACCAAAAAATAATTGAAAACACTATAAATGAATATGGATTAACTAAAGAAATTTTTACAAAAACAATTGATGATGTTGATGAAAAAATTAATTCAGAAACAGATGACTTTAACCGTGAAAGAAAAATAACCCCTATTGGAGAAAAGAAAACAGATAAAATAAAAATAGAAGCTTATGAATATGATTTAAAAGATAATAGTTATTTAGATGATTTTTATATAAGGGGAAATATAACTTTTTCTTGTGTAAATAATCAATATTTTAGTTTTGATAGAATAATAGTTTTGACTGATGAAAACAGATACGAAATTAAAGGTGATGTATTTTCTCAAGACTCAAAATTTGAAAATGGAAAAAGTTATCAAAATGTAAAATATGTGATAGATGGAGACAAACAGCTAATGATATCAGATATAGCTAACTCTAAAAATGTAAAAATAAGATTTACTAAAAATGATAATAATTTAGATTTTACTTTATCAGATGAAGAGATAGCAAGAATTACAGTAATGAACGATTATTTTATATGTGCTTTAATTACAAAAGACATTTTTAATAAAGTTCAAGAAAATTTATAAATTTATAAAGCACTTTTAAAAGAGTGCTTTTTTTTTACTTGACTTTAATCGTAAAATACGTTAAAATGTAGGTGTAAAAAATAGAGGTGATTAAATGGGAGTATTATTAAATGGTAAAGAAATCTTTGATAAAATAGAACAAGTAAGACTTGAAAAATCTATGTCAAAGATTAAATTAGCTAAAGAGGTTGGAATGTCGCCAAGTAATTTTTATGATACTATGACACTATTACAAAAAAACAAAATTAGATATCATAATATTATAAAAATAGTGAATTACTTAGGGATAGACTTAGGTATAAGATTTTAAATTTTTTTAACTTTTTTAAACGTAAAATACGATTAAATCTAAGGCTAGTCCTTAGACAAATGTGTACAAGGGTTTTTGATATCTGATTAAATTTCTTTGATATCCTCCTTTACCTTGTACACTTCTGTGTAAGGATTATCTAAATCTTAGATATATAGGACTGATATTAAAATGATTTTTAATTGTTTTAACTCCCCTCATTAGTGCTATTTATGTAAGGTGTAGCTAGCAGATAGAACTGAGAATCTAACTTCTTATGTTTTATCACTTACAAAAACGTACAAGGGTAATTGTTCGTAAATAGATTATCCAAAAATGCTAAGAAGTTTTTTACAATTTTTGCCTTAGCCGTGCCGTTATGCGTTCGTAAAAAAGTATAACTATATGTTTTGGGGTTTTCTGAGCTTAAAACTCTCAATATCTTACATCTTTACCTAACACAGAGAAGTCAAGAGCTGATTTGTGGATAATTGATAGCTGGTAAAGATGTAGGATGTAAAACTTTTATAAAAAATTGTAAATAGAATATATATAAAATATTTTGAAATATTTCAGATATCATTTTTTTATTGAAATCAAAAGATATTTTTAAATTATAAATATTTTGAAATATTTCAATGTAAAATAAAATTCTAAAAAAATTCTAATAACTTTTTTATATATATCAATAAAAAATAAAGAAAAATTTTAAATATTCCTACTAATTCCAACTAAATTTATTGATTGAATTAGTGGGGGCTACTTAATAGCTTGCTGGCTAATATGTAGCTTCTACTAATTGAATTAATAAAGAGAGAGTCAGCAAGCTCTCCAAATATACAGGAGGTTATTTATATGGAAAATCCAGGATATTATGGAATATTACCAGCAAATGTAAGATATGATAAAAATTTAAAGCCTATGGAAAAGATAATGTATTCAGAATTAACTGCATTATCTAGTAAAAATGGTTATTGTAATGCAACTAACTCTTATTTTGCAGAACTATATGAAGTTAGCAAAAATACAGTTAGTTTATGGATAGGAGATTTAGAGAAAGCAGGATATATAAAAACAAAATTAATATATGAAGTTGGAACTAAAAACATAAAAGAAAGAAGAATATACATTGCTGACCCTATCACGAAAAATAATGATACCTATCACGAAAAAGAAGTAGACCCTATCACGAAAAATAATGATACCCCTATCACGAAAAATCGTGAGGATAATAATACAAGTATTAATAATACAAGATTAATAATAACTAATAATAATTTAGAAAATATAATAGAGGGACAAGAGCAAAAAGAAAAAGTTGTTATTAATTCTAATGGAGCATTACAACAAGAAATAAAAATGCTCTTAGGATTAAGAAAAATTAAAGTAGTAGATATCATTAAACTAAACAAGCCAATAGAGAGAATAAAAGAAGTTATAGTTTATTGTGATAAATACAATAAAGCTGATGGGTATCTATTTAAAGCTTTAAGAGATGATTGGGAACTGATAGAACATACTGATAATTATAATAAAAGCTATAACTTAACTAAGCCAAAAGAAGCATACAAGGAGTTGGTGTAGATGATTACAGAAGTATCATACGAAGAAAAAGCACTGATTGCTATGCTTTACATTGTAGATGATGTTAATTTTAAGAATAAAATTAAAAATATTCCAAATAAGTATTTTTCTAGTTTAGTTCAAGAATTTTTTAAAAAATATAAAAAATATGAACTAGAAGGGCTTTCAGTTAATGCTCTATATGATGAAGTTAGATTCAGAAGCTTACTAGCTGAAGCTTTAGATTTAACTATTATTAGCACAGAAAATAACTTAGAACAGTATATAAAAGGCTTAGAAAACAGATATTATAAATACTGTATTTTGGAATTAGCTAGTATTCCAAACGAAGAAATAAAAAAGAAAATAACTGAGCTACATGCAGAAGTTATAAAAGAAAATGACAAAAGTATTCAAGTTGCAGATATAAAAAACATTGAAGGGCTATTTTATGAAGGACTTGAAGAAAATGATTCAGTTAAAACTGGGAAATTTAGATTAGATAAATACCTAAAATTCACAAAAAGAGATCTGCACATCATAGGAGCAAGACCAGGAGTAGGAAAATCAGCATTTGCATTGTATATAACTTTGCTAATGTCTCAATATTCAAGAGGGTTATTTTTTAGTTTAGAAATGCCCTTAAAACAAATAATTCAAAGGATAATTAGTAGCCAAAGTAAGATTGAATTAGAGATGTTAACGAATAAAGATAGATTTAATACTTTAGATTCTGAGCAAAAAAAATTAGTTAAAGTTTTATTTGACAAAATTTTAAAAAAAAGTGGGTTAAAACTTTATGATGGAAATTTCAAAATAGATGAACTTGAAGAGTACATCAAAAATGAAAAAGAAATAAACGGAGTTGATTTTATAGTTGTAGACTACTTACAACTTGTAAAATCTAACAAGACATCTAGTAGATACGAACAAATAACAGATATTTCTATAAGATTAAAGCAAATAGCTAAAGATTATGACATTGCAGTTATAGCATTATCACAACTTTCAAGAGATATTGAAAAAAGAGTTGACAAAGATGTTTACCTTGCAGATTTTAGAGAGAGCGGCCAAATAGAACAAGACGCTTCGACTATTTTAGGTCTTACAACTGAGCCAACAGATACGGAGTATAAGGAACTTATGAAAGTACAAATTTTAAAAAATAGACAGGGCCAACTGGGAGTTATGAAGTATTTTTATTATAAGAAAAATCAAACATTTTTTGAAGCATAAAAATTAAAAATATAGGAGGAACAGATGAGAAAAATTAAAACTAAATTTATTCGTTCAGAAGAACTATCAAATAAATGGAATAAGTCTTTTTATAGAATAGAGGACATTTTCATAGGTATTTATACATATAAAGGTTATATAATTTGCTTTGATAAATTTTATGATGAAAAGAAAAAGCAATTATTAAAGCATATTTCCATCAGTCATAAGACTAAAAAATCTTTAAAAATAAATAAAGAAATTGAATTTATAATTAGACATTTTATTGGTAGAAATTTTGAAATAGAAGAGCCAATATTCACAGATATAGTTTTAAATATATACGAAAAAATAGTTGAAATTTAAGGAGGAGAAATGGTACATAAACAAATGCAAACAAGAGATTATTTGAGAAGTTTTATAACAAGAGTTAATAAAGAAGCTGGAGTTACTTTTAATGCTTCTAAGCTAAACAGTAAAGAAGAATGCGAAAAATATATTTTAAATTTAATTAAAAATTTAAAAAATAATCCAGGAAATAACAAGGCTTACATTAAAGAGATAGACAGTTTAAAAGAAGAAATTGAAATTTTAAATACTGGAAACAAAAGGCTTGAATCTGAAAGGATGTTCTATATTACACAAGCAGAAGAAGCAGGAAAAGAAAGAAAAAAAGAAAAGACTTACAAAGAATTTTATAAAAATATGGTTGATAAGTGGGAAACTAATTATAAATTTCAAGAAGGTAAAAATAAAATTATAAGAGATTTTAATATTTTTTTAAGTTTTGTTATAGTTTTAGAAACTCTTTCAATCGCTATGTTAATTTGGAAGTGATTAGATGAAACAAAGATTTGAAATACCATTTAGACCTGACTCAGTTAATACTCATTGGAGAACGTCAAAATATGGAGGGTAATATCTATCTAAAGCAGGTAGACAATTTAGAGATAATGTACAAAATTTTATAAAAACACAAAAATATATAACTTTTACAAATAAAATAAAAGTGAATATAGAACTATATTTCAAAGATAATCGCAAAAAAGATATAGATAACTATTTTAAAGCGATATTAGATAGTTTTAACGGCTTTCTTTATACAGATGATAGTTTTATATATCAACTTAAAGGAACAAAGAAATTAGGTTGTGATAGAGATTATTTTATAATAGAAGTGGAGGAGTTGAATTAATTGATTTACAGATGTAAGAATTGTAATAAATTTATAGCTAATATAAAAAATGAAAAGAATATGAAAATAAAATGTAAATCAGTTGAGTATTTAGACAAAAATACTTTAAAAATAAAATGTAGCTGTAAACATATAAATATTGTAGAAATTCAAAAAGTAAAATAAAAACATAACTATTGAATTTACAGTATATATATGCTACAATATAGGCAACAATTAAAAAGACCAAGTCGTTAAGTAGAGAAATCTATTGACAGCTTTATTTAATAAAGCAGAAGGACTTAGATAACAAATTAATCAAGATGTAAAAATCTTATTAGTTTTTTATTTAAGTCCTTTTTTATTTTTTCGCAGGAGTTATTTTATGAAAACATATAAAAAATATTTTGATATAGGTTTTAGAGACGCACCAGTATTATTCGCATTGGGAAAATTACACATAGGAAGCTATATAGATACACATACAACATTACTAAATAAAGTACTAGGACTGAATTTAGAATTTGAAACAGAAAAAGAAAGTTTAGATATAAACAGAAATTCAAAAGAAATAATAAGATTCGAAGATATTGAAGGGCAATGTTTATTTGGAAACTTAGCACAAGGAACTATATACTGGGAATATTTCAATGACAAAAAATTATTGAATAAAGTTGAAAAATTAGAGCCAAATTATAAACATAAAATACTTTGGTATAAACAAAAAAGAGGTAAAAAATGAAAGAATTAAAAATCATAAATAAAAATATAGATGACATCAAAGAATATGAGAACAATGCTAAGGAACACCCACAATGGCAAATTGAACAGATAGCTAATTCAATACAAGAGTTTGGATTCAATGACCCAATAGCAATTAATGCAGATAATCAAATAATAGAAGGACACGGAAGATTTTTAGCAGCTAAACAATTAGGATTAATAAAAGTACCTTGTATCGTTTTAGATGGACTTACAGAAGTTCAGGAAAGGGCATATATAATTGCACACAATAAAACTACAATGAATACTAATTTTGATTTAGACAGATTACAGTATGAGTTGAATGCTCTGAAAGTAGAAGACTTTGATTTAAGTTTAACAGGTTTTAGTGATGATGAAATAGACAGACTTTTAAATCAAGTAGATGACATTGAAGAAAATCAAGAGGAGTTAGAAGAAGATTATGAGGAAATAGAAGTTGAAAAAATAGTAATAAAAACTGGAGATTATATAGAACTTGGATGACACAGATTATTATGTGGAGATTCAACAAATGAAAATGATATTAAAAAATTATTAAATGGAAGTGTACCAACATTACTTTTTACAGACCCACCTTATGGGATGAAAAAAGAAAAAGACGGAGTGGCAAACGATAATCTTAATTTTAATGATTTATTAGAATTTAATAAAAAATGGATACCTTTATCATTAAAGTACATAGCTGATAATGGGAGTTGGTATTGCTGGGGAATAGATGAGCCTTTAATGGATATTTATTCAGAAATTATAAAACCTTTAATAAGAGAAAATAAGATTACATTTAGAAATTTAATCACTTGGGATAAAGGAAATGGTCAAGGTCAAAACTGCGAAGATTTTAGAATGTACCCAATAGCTGATGAGAAGTGTTTATTTGTGATAAAAGGTGTTCAAGGCTTCAATACTAATTCAGACAATTATTTTGAAGGTTGGGAACCTATAAGACTTTATTTGTTGGAGCAAAGAAATAAATGTGGTTGGGATATTTCAACAATGAAAACAATCGCAGGACATTCAGATAAAAGCAGAGACCATTGGACAGATAAAAGCCAATGGAATTTACCAACAAAAGATGTGTATTTAAAATTTCAAAAATGGGCTATTGAAAATAATGTGGATGCTTTCAAAAAAGAATATGAAGAAATTAAAAGAGAATATGAAGAAATTAAAAAATCTTTTTATGAAACAAGAGCATATTTTAATAACACTCATGATAATATGAACAATGTTTGGCATTTTGATAGAGTTGTAGGAGAAGATAGAGAAGAAGCAGGAGGACACGCAACACCTAAACCCATTGAATTATGTGCAAGAGCTATAAAGAGTAGTAGCAGAGAAAATGACAGTGTACTTGATTTATTTGGAGGAAGTGGAAGTACTTTAATAGCTTGTGAACAATTAAATAGAAGTGCTTATTTAATGGAGCTAGAACCTAAATGGGTGCAAGTAATTATTGAAAGATATTTAAAATATACAAATGACAAATTTATAAAAATAAATGGAGAAGAAATTGACTGGTTAGATTATAAAGTAGGTGGTAACAATTGCTAAAAGTAAATATGAAACAGATGTTAAACCAAGACTTGTAGAGATAGAAGCTTGGAAAAGAGATGGATTAACTGATGAACAAATATTTAAAAATCTAGGTATTAGTAAAGATACTTTTTATAAATATAAAGATAAATATACAGACTTTTCTGACGCTTTAAAAAAAGGTAAAGAAGTTGCAGATATAGAAGTAGAAAACGCTTTATTCAAGAGAGCAATAGGTTACAGATATAAAGAAAAGATAAAAGAAGTAAAAGAGATAGATGGAAAAAAGACAGTATTTATAAAAGAAGTAGAAAAAGAAATGCCAGGAGATATAGGAGCCCAAATATTTTGGTTAAAGAATAGAAAATCAAGTAAATGGAAAGACAAGCAAGACATAGACATTGAAGACAACAATGTAAGTATAACTATTCAAGGAGTTAAAAGAAATGGAAATTAGTATACAAGCTAACGAGCATTTTATTGATTATTTGAATAATTGGAATAAGAGATTCTATTACATTGTTGGAGGATATGGAAGTAGTAAATCATATCATACAGCTTTAAAGTTAGTATTAAAAGCTATACAAGAGAAAAGAAGGATATTAGTTGTTAGGTCAGTCTATAGAACGATAAAAGAAAGCTGTTTTTCTTTATTGAAAGGAATAATTAGCAACTATAACTTAAATGGATTCTTTAGTTATACACTTAACCCTCTACATCTAAGATGTAGAAACGGGAGCGAGTTTATATTTATGGGCTTAGATGATTCTGAGAAACTAAAATCGATTGATAATGTAGATATGATTTGGATTGAAGAATGTTCTGAGATATCATACAACGCATTTAATGAGTTAAATGGTAGATTGAGAGCATTAGGTAAAGATTTACATATATTTTTAACAAACAACCCCGTAAGCGTTAATAATTGGACTTATGAAAGATTTATAAAAAAAGCAAATATAAACGAAAATGATTTATATGATAAAAGAATAATCTTAACTGATGATACTTATTATCATCATTCGATAGTTACAGATAATGCGTTCGTTAATGATGAGTACATACAACAATTAAAGAATTTTGAAACTTATGACCTTGAACGTTACAGAATAGCATTTCAAGGGAAGTTTGGAATAGTTGGAGAGAGAGTATTTACAAATGTATCTAAAGTTAACGATACAGAAGTACAAGCAATAGTTAAAGAATTAAGCAAATACGGCTTAGGAAATCTATACGATGGCTTAGATTATGGTTTTAGTATTTCTTATAATGCACTTGTTAGAATGGCTATAGATAGGGAAAATAACGTTTTATATGTCTATGATGAATTATATAACAAGAACTTAATTACAAGCGAATTAATAGGCTCTATGAATTATATAAAACAAAAGCATAGAGAGATTATAGCAGATAGTGCAAGACCTGAAACGACTGAAGAAATTAGGAGAGCAGGATTCAAAATAATCAATGCTGAAAAAGGGCAAGGAAGCGTACTAGATGGATTACAGAAGCTCAAGAGTTTCTATAAAATAATCGTTTCTGATAGGTGTATAAACACATATAGAGAACTTACTGAACTATGCCACGAAAAAGATAAGAACGGAAATTATGTAGAAAATAGATTTACATTAGACCCACACACAGTGGACGCTATGAGATACGGACTAGAAAAATATAAACAAACAACTTTTAAAAATGGTGAAATCAAAAAGCCAATAGGAGTTTAAAAAAATGGAGAAAACAAGGATATTAAAAGCATATAATGACTATCTTTTAACTGATATTTATAAAAATTGTGATAAGTATCGCAAGTTATCAGATGGGAAAAGTGCTGATGTATTTTTTAATGATGTAAAAGCAAGGGTAAACCTTGAATATATGGGAATTATAGACAATAAAGGCTATATTAAATCGTATAGTGTAAATGATAATAGTTTAGTAAGTAATAATAATCATTCTCTTAAAGATTTAGTTGCAAGTAATGGGATATTACAAGCAACAACTAGACTGTACGCCGAATTTGCAACAAGTAAACCTTTAGTTACTAATAAGCAAGAACTAGATTTAATAAAAGAGTTCGATTTTGATGATTTATTAGCTAAAGCTATGATAATTCAGTCTTGGAGTGGAAAGCTTTTATTGAAAGGAGTTGCACAGCAAGATAAGTTTAGCTTTTATACAGTAACACCAAAGGACTATTTCCCGATTAGAAATGAATATAATCCAAAATTGATAGATGGCTATGTAATATACAATTTATCTAAAGATGACAAAGAAAACAAAACTCTAATTTGTGAAATTTATGAGCTAGATAGTATTGAGTATAGAGCATATAAAATTACAGAAAATTCTATAAATGAAATAGCTTACCCTTTAAACTTATCAAATAATGGTATGATTCAAGATGGATTAGGCTATAGAGATACACAAGCGCAAAGTTGGGCAGTAGTAGAAATTGAAAACATCTTTGGTAAAAGTGATTATAATGATGATTTAGTGGCTAATGTTAGAGAGCTAGTAATTGGGGATACTTTAACATCTCAAGCATTTCAAAAAGTTGCTAATCCATTGTTACAGGTGCCAGATAGTTTAATAGAAGTTGATACAAACGGACGTAGCACTGTAAGACTAGATAATAGAGTTATAACTTTATCAAAAGATGACAAGGAAGTTAAACAAGTACAATTAGAAACTAAAACGCAAGAGTGGAAGTTGCACAAAGAAGACATTAAAAATGACATTTATAAGCAATTAGGAGTTAATGACTTAGCTTTTGGAATTGACTTAGGAGGCTCTATAGCAAGCGGAGAAGCTAAAAGAAGAAGTTTAGAGCGTACTATTGCAACAGTAGAAAGCAAAAGGAGTAAATGTATCACTGGAATTAAAAACATCGTTCTATGGGGCTATAAAAAACTTAAAGGACAAGATATAGATTTACAAATAGAAGCACAAGACATTTTGAGTTTATCGTTAACTGAAAAAATAGGGATAGTAGTACAAGGAATTCAAAATAATTTAATGAGTTTAGAAACTGCAATTAAATTTCTAGGAATATTAGGAAAAGATATAGATGAAGAGATATCTAAAATTAAAGCTAATGTAATGTATCAAGAAAAGCTAATTAACATAATGAATACATTAGCGAGTATTACTAGAGAAGAAGCGTTACAAGTTAAATTAGAAGAACTATCAAACGAAATTATGAAAGATTTAGGGCTAGAAGTTAAGGAGGAATAATATATGTTCCCAATAGCTCAAGAAAAAAAATTAAGATTAATATTTGAATTTTACACAAAGAAAAGAACAAAAAGAGCAAGAAAAGCTATTAATAATGGGCAATTACCATTATTTGAATTAACAGATGATGAAAAAAGAAACATTATAAAAGAATTAACAAAAGTTGCTATAGAGGTTAATTTATCTACTTTTGAGAGTTGGAGAACACTCACAGATGAAGAGTTAAAAAGAACAGATTTAGAAGGTGCTAAATATTGGATAAAAAAGAACTATGATTTATTTAATAATACATCTGTAACATCAGATAAATTAATGGATATAAGGCAACAAAGGATAACAGAAACTATTAAAAATTATAATAGAGATTTACAAGTATTTAAAAATGGCGAAGTTCCAAAGTCTACACTTGAAGCTTTAAAGCAAGATATAGCTAATAATCGATCAAGTAAAGAGATTAAAGATATTGTTAAAAGTATTGAAAATGGTACCTATTCCAATACTGATATTGATAAACTCCAAACTTGGCTTAATAACAGAAATGAAAATTTAGCTAGGAATGAAACAGGTAATTTATATGCTCAAGAGTGTAAAGACTTAATGATTGAGAACGGTATTGAATATTTTGTTTGGCATACTATGAAAGATGACAGAGTAAGAGAATCGCACGCTGAACGAGAAGGTTTAGTATTTAGTATCAATGATGAATTACCAGGAGAAGATTTTAATTGTAGATGTTGGGCTGAGCCAATTAGATTAAATTAAATTTTGTGTGAGAAATTGCATGAGAGGAGAAAAAAATGGAATTAAAAGATGGAAAATTAATAATAACTGATGAAGAAAAGAAAATATTAGAAAGTAATGAGGGTAAAAAATGGCTAACTGATAACAAGTTTATGATAGAAACAGTTAAAGAGATAGAAAAACCAATGACTGTGGAAGCTGTAACGGAGTTTATAAGCAAAAATCAAAGCTTGTCAGATAAATTATATAACGATAATGCAACTAAATTTTTAAAAACTAAGTTAGGAGATAAGATAACATCTGATGACTTAGGAAAAGAGATAGTTTTAAAAAGTGAATTCGATAACTTTAAAAATGAAACTATTAAAACTGCTGTAAACTTTGGACTTAGTGCAATATCGCCAAAGTATAGTTCTATGCTAGTCAATACAGTTGATTACAGTAAATTAGATGTCAAAGATGGGGAAATAGTAGGATTTAAAGAACAAATAGAAGCTTTAAAAAATACATACCCTGATTTATTTACAGATAAAACTGTAACATCGACACCTGCACCATTACCAACTAATAATGGAAATTCAAAAGTTACTTATGATGATTTTTTAAAGATGTCAGAAGTAGAAAAGGCAAAATTAACAGATGATGAATTAAAACAAATATTAAGAGATTAGGAGGCTAGATAATATGGCATATCAAAACTTTAAACCTGAGGTTTGGACTGAAATTATAAATAGAAATTTAAACAAAAATTTAGTTTTTGGAGCATTAGCAAACAGAAACTATGAAGGAAAAATCGAGAATGAAGGAAGTTCAGTAAGAATTTTATCGGTGGGAGCAGTTACTGTTTCTGACTATACAGGAGCAGACATAACATTTCAAGAGGACACAGGAGCATATCAAACTATTCAAATAAACAAAGCTAAATACTTTGGATTAAAAATGGATGATGTAGACAAAGCACAAGCTAGAGATGGAGTTATGGAGCAACTAACAAATCAAGCAGTTTATGAAATGGCTGACATTGTAGATACAGAACTTGCAAAACTGTACTCAAAATGTAAAAACAAAGTTGCAGGAACAATTGGAACTAACAAAGTTACAGACTTAATATTAAATTTAGCTGTACAAATGGATAAAGACAACGTTCAAACTGCAAATAGATGGCTTGTTCTATCTCCTGAAGTTTACGGACAATTAATAAAAGAATTACCAACAATTTCTACAGGAGAAAACACTCTTGGAATTAGCCAAAATTACTACATAGGTACTTATGGAGGATTCCAAATATTTAAATCTAATAACATTCAATTAACAGGTAAAAAATACCACTGTATAGGTGGAGTTAGTCAAGGATTAACTTTAGCTATGCAAATAAATAAAATTGAAGCAGGAAGATTTGAAAAATCATTCGGTGAATATATAAAAGGGCTACAATTATTCGGTTGTGATGTTCTTGAAACTGAAACAGGAAAAACAAAATTATTATGTGAATTAGAAGTATCACAAGCATAACGGGAGTTTAAAGCCCCCTTACTGCTTTTAAAAGGAGTTTTATATGATAGGTTATGTAAGTTTAGATGAAGCTAAAGAATTCTTAAAAAACAGATACGAAGAAGTATCAGAACAAGAATTATCTAAAGGCTTATATAAAGCATTAGATAAGATTGAAAGTTTAAATATTAGGGATAGTGGAAGAAGTGAAACACAAGAACTAATATTTCCTAGAATTAACGAAAAAGAAGTACCTAGCGAGATTAAAAAAGCTCAAATACTTGAAGCTTATTCAATAGTTAAAGATGTCGATGATGACAACATTAATGATATTGAAAAAGGCATTGCTAGTAAGTCAATCAGTGATATGTCTATTAGTTACAACTCTAATACTAGTAATAGTATAGGTTATATCATATTTGCAAATGCTCAAGCTAAGAATATTCTTTATAAGTATGTAAGGAAAACATATGATTGGAGTTAAAACATCTGTAAATGTGCAAGGTATAGAAAAATTTTCTGATATAGAAAAACAATTAAATCTATTAGCAAAATGGAAGCTTGTCGTACAGTTTAGCGAAACTAATACAGAAGCTAACGGGCAAAAGGTAGAATTAATAGCGATGTGGCTAGAATACGGGAGCGAGGGCTTTAATGTTCACTATCCTGCTCGTCCATTTTGGAGGAGTGCAATAGATGCAAATATACAAAGAATTATGAACAGATTTAAATTTAATGCAAATCAAGTTGCATTAGGAAAAATGGAAGCTAGAAAATGTTTTGATGATATAGGTAAACAAGTAGTTGAGTATATCAAAAAGAGTATAGAACAAGGAAGCTATGCACCACTTGCAGAAAGTACAATAAAAGCTAGACAAAAAAAAGGAAGTGGAAACAAGCCTTTAATCGATACTAGAACAATGATTAATAGCTTAGAATACGTAGTCAAGGAGATTTAAAAATGAAATTCAAATTAAAACAATTTGCAAAAAATGAGTTAAGAACATACCAAGTTACACGCAAAGCTGAATATGATATGAAAAACCCTGAAGGAACAGAAAATGTCTATCATTGGGAAATGGTTATATATAAAAAGACTTTAAGAGTAGCAACAGCAGATACTAACTCAGCAATAAAAGTTTTAAATCAATTGAATGGAAAAATCTTAAAAAGCTATGATTTAAAGCTAGGAGATATTATAACAGTTGAAAGATTAAATTATAGAGTAGTTGAGATACTACCTCGGTTATATGCTGATTTTAATGAGTTTGTTTTGGAGTTGATGAAAGATGAGTAATTTAGAATTAGAAATATTACTACTTGAGAAAATAAAACAATTAAATGATAAATTTCAAACTGTCCCTTTCGAGCATTTAAGCAAAATCAATGGGCAATTAAAATTGCCTCGTGTTCTTGCAAGGACTATTTCTAATCAAGTTATACATAGATATACAAATGATAGAGAAGACACTGAGAAATATGGAGTTTTTAAACAAACAAATATAAACAAGCATATAATAAGTTTTTCTTTTACTTTGAGTAAAAAAGATAGTTTCGTAGATGTAGCAATAATTAGAGATTATTTTACAAATATAGAAGCGATAAATTGGTGGGTTAAATTAAATGGACTAAACTTAGTTATTGAGGAAGTTGGAGAGTTAAAGGATATTACAGATTATTCAGCAAGTGATTTACTTGAAAGATATGTATTTGACTTGACTGTAAGAACTTCTAAAGAACTAAGAACAGAGATAGAAATTATAAAAGATGTTAAATTCAATATTGAAGGAGGTAACTAATGGGAATTATTCAAGGTACGGAAAAGAAAATAGTATTTCTTAACACACACAAACCAAGCCCAGTCGACCAAGCAACAGTTAACATTATAGGAGTATTTAGTACTAAAAAAGCAATACAAGAGCAATTAATTACAAGTATAAAAGATGTAACAGGAGTAGTTGCTGAAGATGATGTTTATAAGCTATTACAAGCTTGTTTTAACGGTGGAGCAAAGCAAGTATTAGTATTTGGTAAGGAAGTAGTCGGAAACGATTATAAAGGGCTTTTTGATGATGTAAAAAATGATTGGTTCGGAACTGTAACTGATGAAACAGATTTAGACAAAATAGCTTTAATATCTAAAGAAATTGGAGCAAGACAAAAAATGCTATTTGCTGAAGTAAAAAAAGACGAGGACATAATGAATTCTGAATCTAAGATAAAAGCAATAGCAGAGGATACAACAGCATTATTTTTTAACAAAAATGAAGAATTTACAGCTGGAGCAGTAGCAGGATATGCAATTTCAAAGTTTGCAGGTTCTGTATTAGTTGCAAATAAATTAATAAATGGAGCAGTTGAAAGTGGACTAATTGGAGCAGAACAAGGAGTTTTAGATAAAAACAAAGCCAATTATATTGCAAGAATGAAAGGTCAATTAGGACTTGCTAATGGAGTAACTGTAACAGGCGACCCAATAGATTTTATCCACTGTGTAAAGGCTTTACAATTTAGATTAGAGGAAGATATTACACTATATTTAAAAGCTACTCCAAAACCTACATTTGCAAATGTTGGCCCATTAAAAGGAATTATTTTAGATAGATGTAATCAATTTGTAAGAATGAAAGCATTAGTTGAGGATAAAACTATAGTTGATATAGTACCACTTGAAGAAATGCCAAAAAACGATATTTTAAACGGAGTTTTAACAGGTGTCAAAATAACTGTTTTCTATGCTTATGGAATTAGACAATTGTCAGCTGATTTATATTTTGAAGTTTAGGAGGTGCTATAAATGGCTAATATATATAATTACAACAGTAAAAATTATGAATTGGTAATCGGCAAAACAAGAGTAGATGATTATGCTGATGATACTAAAATTACAATAGAGTATGATGGAGATTTTAAAAGCTTAACAAAAGGAGTTGACGGGGCTAGAAGTGTTAATCAACACAATGATTATGACGCAGTTATAAAATTTAAAATCTTACAAAATTCACCTTTAAATCTAGCTTTTAAACAATTAGCATTAACAGAAGGAGAGAAAGGGACTTTTCCTGTAACTCTTGTTAATAAAGGATTAGATGGAACAATGGGAGCTTTCTCAGCTAAAGGTTTCTTTAAGAAAATACCAGCTTTTGAAATTGGAACAGATGCAAAAGGGACTGAATGGGAAGTACAATGTATTAATTTAAAAATGGCTTAATAGGGTAGTTTTTTTAACTACTCTATTTTTGGAGGTATAGATGGAAAAGAAAGTTATAAGAGTAAATAATTATGATGTTACAGTTATGGAGCAACCAGCAAGCTATGTATTAAAGCTAGAAAAAGAAATCGGAAGAACTAGAATAGTTGACTATACAAAAGAGATTTTGAAATATCCAAGCGGTGTTAATGAAAGTTTAGAAAATATAATTGGAGTCCCTGAAAGCATAAAATACCAAGACTTAGAGTTAAAGTTGGATGATAGAGGGCTTTATACAATGGAAAAACTATTCATAGCGGGACTTGAAAACGTTGTATTTACTGGAGAAACATTTTTGAAACTGTTAAATAAAAATATAGATGATTTTAAATATCAAGAGATAGAAAAAATAGGTCTTGAAGTGTGGGAGCAAGTAAAGAATATCGCCTTTTGTGGTTTAGTTGTAGATACATTTCGCAAAATGTAACTTAAACTATAATTATGAAAGTATAGAAAATATGATAACTATGTATGGATATTTCATTAAAGATTTTGAAAAAGCCGAACAATACACAATTAGAAAGCTTGAAACATACATAAATAGGATTATTAGAATGAGGGAGGTGGAATAGTTGAGTACAGGTATTTTAAAATTTAGTATAGATACTTACTTGAATTCAAAAGGTTTTAAAGACTTTAAAAGTAATTTAAAAGAATCTATGAATTTAAGTCAAAGATTTAAAAGTATTACAGGAAGTGCATTAGGACAGTTAGCTATTGGATACTTTACTATAAGCGGATTAGTTGGTCAGTATAATAAAGCGGTTGAAGCTAGTAATTATCAAATAGAGCAAGAAGCTAAATTATACAATACTCTAAGAGCTCAAAACTTTAGAGACGAACAAATAAAATCAATAGTAGATTTAACTTCAAGTTTGCAAAGTTTGGGAGTTGTAGGAGATGAGGTAACTATTGCAGGAGCTCAGCAATTAGCAACTTATAGAATGCAAGAAGACAGTATCAAAAAATTATTACCATCTATGCAAGATTTACTTGTTAAACAAAAAGGACTTAATGGAACAGGGCAAGATATGGAAGGTATAGCTAATATGTTCGCTAAGTCTATGAATGGGCAAACAATGGCTCTTAAAAGAAGTGGAATAATCTTATCTGAAAGAGAAGAGCAATTATTGAAAGTTGGAACAGAAGAACAAAAAGTCGCTTTACTTACTGAAGCAGTTAGAAGAAGTATTGGAGAACAAAACAAAGAGATGTTGAAGACTCCAGAGGGGAAAATAACATCTGCTAAAAATAGAATCGGTGATTTATACGAAACTTGGGGAATGTCTGTAAGAGATACAAGAGCAAAGTTTTGGGAGTTTGTAGCAGATAATGCTGAAGGATTGCAAGATGTAGTAAATAGAGTTTTCAAAGCTGGAGCAAGTTTTGTTGATACATTCTTAGGAGTATTTAGAGATATTAAAAAAGGCTTTAATGCTTTACCTGATAGTGCAAAAAATGCTTTTAAAATTATAGGTGCTGTAGCTTTAGCTACTCAATTTCCACTTATTGCATTAGTTTTCGCTATTGAAGATATATTCGGTGCTTTCCAAGGTAAAGAAAGTTTTACAGAAGACGCAATAAATGCATTATTAAAATTAACAGGGACTGATTATAGATTTGCAGATTTAAGAAAAGGAGTATCTGACTTTTTTGATTTACTGATAAAAGGAGCAGATAGTGGAATTGAAAAGATTAATTTAACTACTAAAGTTCTGAGTGATTTAATAGATGTTCTTAAATCAGGTGCAGGAGTATTACAGATGATATGGGGAGCAACTGGAGGGCTAGCAATAGACTTTGGTAAAAACACATATAAAGCTATAACAGGAGATTTTCAAGATATTAATTGGGATAATACAACTTCTAATATAAGCTCTGGTTTTAATAAAGTTCACAGTGCAACACAAAATATGAGTAAAACTGATGATATGCACAGTGCTTTTTTAGTTGATGAAGCTAACAAAAAGATACAAGAACAAGTTAAACTTGAAAATTATATAAATGTAAATCGTGGAGTTAAAGGAGTTCCTTTAAATGATGATTATGCTATTGATTTAAGGAATTTTAATAAAAATTTTTCTACTTTTAAAGAGCCTAAAAATCTAAATACTAAGACAGTTCAAGAAACTAAAAAAATGATAAAGCCTGAAGTAACATTGACTAATACCCCAACTTATAATACAAATGTTACTATCAATGAAGCAACTGATGGAGCAAAGGTAGAAAAGATGATAGAAACAGGTATTAGAAATGCTGGTAAACAAGACATAGAAAAAATAAAAACACAATTAGGAATTGAAAATTACAAATATGGGTTTGGATATTAGGAGGTTTGAATGAGTTTATTTAAACAAGCTATAAGTATGGCACTTAGCTTGCTAGGTGGAACATATAGTCAAAGTTATATACAAGATATACCATTAGAAGTAATATCAGAAAAATCGAGAAGCTTGCCTATGTCTTTACCTAGTAAAAGAGTTGAAAATGGATTTAATATCAGTGATAGTGTTAGAAAAGAGCCGATGATTATAAATATAACTGTGGTAGATAATAGCAGTGATTATATGTTAAATCGTGATAAATTAATGAAGTTGCAGGAGTTAGGCGAAGAGGTACAGTTTGTTTTTTCTAATCGTGATACTTACGAACATATGATAATAGAGAACATAGAAGAAGTTGAAACGGATAAACAAAAATATGGTTTTACATACTTCATCACTCTAAGACAGATACAAGTTGGAGAAATTAAAGAAAGTGATGTAAAAACAGATAATAAAAAAGCTCAAACATCAGGGGGTAAGAAAAAGCGTACAACTGCTAAAGTTAGTAAGCCAACAAGTGCAGAAAAAAGCAAAGTTAATAATGTAGTAAGTGGAAATAATAATGTAGAAAAGCCAAGAGAAAAAACAAGTGCAAAGATAGTATTCGGAGGTTAATATGAAAGCTTTAGAAATAGATGTATCTGATATTCAAGAAAGAGGAATAATAGCCGAATTACCTAATAATTTAACTTTAGAGCTAATTTATAATACCTATGATAGTTTTATATATCTATCAATTTTAAATGCTTTAAATGAGCGTATAACAGGTTATAACAAGCTAGTTCCTAACATTGATTATCTTAGTTTAGTTAGAAGTGATGAAAATTTACAATTAAGATGTATTAAAATTAATGAATTTGCGGAAGAAAAAGATAAAATTACTCCTCAAAACTTGAATAAAGATTATAAATTCTTTTTAATAGGTGATGATGATGAAACTGTGGAAACAAGTTAGATTGATAACTATTGGAGATATAGTATTTGATTATGATGAGTTAGATGTTGAATTCGAAGTTAAATGTACTGATGATAATAAAAGCGATTTAGCAACTATAAAACTATATAACTTATCTAATACAACATTACAGAAACTAAAACTAAATCAAGATGTATCTATTGATGCAGGTTATAGAGATGTACACGGAGTTATATTTAATGGGATAGTTGAAAGTATTAGCACAAGTAGAGATGAGAATGATTTTATAACTACTATTGAAGCAACACCAAATAATCGAGCATATGCTAATACTATTATAAACAGACAATTTAAAGCGGGTATAAAAGCAAGTGAAGTAATAAAGCAAATAGGGACAATGTGTAATTTTACAATGGATATAAAAGAACTAGCTAAAGATACAGTATATCAAAATGGGAAAGTCTTTAGCGGTAGATTATCTAATGTAATTCCAATTTTAGCAAGAGATACAGGGACAATATGTAGATTTACTAATACAACAATAGAGTTTAAATTACCAAATAAAGCATATTCTAGTGTATTACATCTAGGAGCAGAACAAGGCTTAATTAGAATAGATAAAAAAATGGATAAGGCAGATATTAAAGAAAAAGATAACAAAAAAGCTAAAAAAGATAATTCTAAAACAACATCTAATAAAGCTAAATTTGATATTGAATGTTTGTTAATTCCATTGATTAAAATTGGTCAGTTGCTAGAGATAGAAAGCACTTTATTTAAAGGTCAAGTTGTAGTTAAAGAGTGTAATTTTGTAGCTAGTGGGCTTGAAAGCTTTACAGTATCGGCAAGTGTGGAGGTTGTGTAGATGATAGGAGTTATAAAAAATATGATAGATGATAGCTTAAATGAATTACATACAAGCCTAGCTTGTAAAATTACATCTGTTAATCATAGTGCCGGTACTTGTACAGTTCAACCTCTCGCAAAAAGAGAATTGTGCCAACAAAAGATTGATTATCCTCCACTTATAGATGTTAGATTAGATTTTCTTAAATTCGGTGGTTGGAGCTTTCAAATACCTAGACAAGTTGGCGATATAGTATGGGTTGGGTTTAGTGAAACGGCTTTATCTGATGAAACAAGTCTTGAAAGATTTAGTTTAAATGAGCCTTACATAATTGGAAGTTGTGAAAGTGGATATGAAGCTAATTCAGATGACATAATTCTACAAGGTGCAGGAACTAGAATTGAAATAAAAGGCAACGGAGATATAACTATACTTTCAGGAAGTAATGAAACTACAATTACAAGCAATGTTACATTAAATGGTAATTTAACTATAAATGGCGATACTACACAAGTTGGAAGTACTACACAAACAGGAACAGTAACAGTAAATGGAAGTATTGGAGCAAGTGGAGATGTTACAGGGAAAGGAATTAGTTTAAATGAACATACACATAACTATAAACCTGGTGATTATTCACCTATTCCAACAAGTGAACCCAACTAGGAGGCAATAAATGACAAGTCCAAAATTAGATCGTGATTGTGAGTTAGTTTTTAATGAAAATGGAGTTTGTGAGTTAGTTAGTAATGCTGATGACTTAGTCCAAGCGATTAGAGTTGAATTAGAACAGAACAAAGGACAATTTGCATTAAATACAGCTTGGGGGACTCCTTATCTAAATGAAGCTAACACAGGAATTTTACAACTTAAAGATAATCAAAGTAGGATAATTCAAGAAGTTAGCAAAGTCATAAATAAATATGATGGAGTACAAAAAATAGAAAGTATTGAATTTATCGACAAAGAATTAGTTATAAAAATTAAAATAAATGGGGAGGTGTACACAATATGATAACAGATAAGGGCTTTATAGTACCAACTATAGATGAAATTTATACAAGAAAGCTAAATGACTTTAAAAGTGTAAAGCCTGATTTAAGAGAAACGGACAGTAACATTATAATCGCTTGGTTAAGGTTTGATAGTGCTGAAGAGTATGATAGCTATTTACAAGCTTTAACAGCATTTAATGAATTATCAATCTATACAGCGACAGGTTCAAATTTAAATGCTATAACAAGCCATCTAGGGCTAACTTGGAATAAGCCAAAAAAAGCAGTTGGCAAGATTACAGTTACTGCTGAGATAGGAACACAAATTCCTCAAGCTTGGGGAGTTGAAACAAAATCAGGGATTCAGTTCGTAACTCTAAATACATCTACGATTACAACAACTGAAAGAGAAACAGAAATTGAAGTAATAGCATTAGAAGCAGGAGCAGATGAAAATGTAAGAAGTGGAGCAATAACAGAACAAACAGAGATTTTAACTGGAGTTATATCTATTAACAATAAATTGAATACATTAGGTGGAAAAGACTTAGAAACAGATACAGAGTTAAGAGAAAGATATCTAAAAAGACTAGATAGAAAGAGTTCATTTACTACTGAAGGAATTAAAAATTATATCTTACATAATACAAATGTTAAAAAGTGTCAAGTTATAGAGAATGACACTGATACATTTGATAGTGATGGCAGATTAGCACATAGTTATGAATGCATTTGTTATGGAGATACTAACGATAATATCTTAAAAGCTTTATATGAGTATAAAATTGCAGGGATTAGAACGGTTGGAGCAATTACAAAGAATTTTGATGAAATATCTGTTGGCTTCACTAGACCCACAGAAAAAACTGTATTCTTGAAAGTTGAAATTCAAGGTATTAAGGAAGTTTGGAAAGATGAATTCAAAAAAACTATAAAAGATATTTACTTAAAATATATAGATGAAGTTGAGCCAAATAGCACTATTTACTTATATAAAATCATTGGTGAAATATATAAAAATGTAAGTGGAATTAAAACTTTAAAAATAAAGCTAGGAGATGTTAAGTACAACGAAAGAGAGCAAGATTATAAATTATCTAACAAAGAGGTTGCAGTTGCTAATGCTGATGATATAACTATCGAGGTGAATCTATGATACTAAGCAGAGTACCTCATATTTATCATGATACTATTTATTCAAAAAAAATGTTTGAAATAGCAGAAAGTAAGCATTTAAAAATAAGAAATATTTATAATTTGTTTTCTAATTTCAACGATATTGATAAATCAGAAGGATATTTATTAGATATTTTAGGTGGAAATTTTAAGATTCTAAGAAATGGACTCAATGATATAGAGTACAGAAAACTATTGAAGTTTGAAATAGCATTATTACAGTTTTTAGGAAGTCCACAAGAAATAATTAGGATTTTATCTGAGTATTTTAAATTAAATCAAACAGAGTTTAGAATTATAGAATTATCAGGGAAAATACTTATTTCTATTCCTGAAAAGTTGGACAAAAAAGAAGTCTTTAGCTTAGTAAAAAAAATAAAAGGTGCAGGTGTAGGGCTAGAAGTTATTAATGGAATCTATGTAGAAGATTACTTGATTTCTGAATTACACGAAATGACACTTGAAGAAATTGAGAGAATTACACTAGCTAGAGATGAGTATTATATTGAAATGTACAGTTTATCAGAATTAGAAGAAATGAACTTAGAAGAAATAGAAAAAATTAAAATTTCAAGGAGGTAAAAATGGCTAAATGGATAAACGACCCACAAGAGAGAGAAGAAGTTGAAAAAGTTACAAAAGAACTAAAATTACCAGTATGGAAAGCTAATCATAAAGGTAAGTTTAGAGATTTTTGGAATGAAACATGGGATAAAATAGAAGATTACATACTTAAACTAAAAGGAGATACAGAAAAGAATTCAAAAGGCTTGAATGATAGGCTTGTTTCGGCAGTTGGAAAACATGATGGAGATTTTCCTGTAGCAAATGCAGTGGTTGGAAATGTCTATTATTCTGAACTTACAAAAAAATATTATAAATGTAAAGTTGGAGGACCTGCTCCAATGCCAAATGGAAATTTTATAGATATGTCTATATTAGAAAATCTTAATAGATTGGAAAATCTATACAAAAATTTTGAAAAAATGGAAACTGGTATTATAAGCAAATTTCTAGCAATTTCTACATTTTA